GCCGTCGGAGCTAAATATCTTGGTTCGACGACCTCGATCTCTGCTTCCCTAGGAATTACTGGGTCTAGCTTTGAGTGTGACCGCGAGGTAGTCGCCGGCACACTCACCGCGAACGCCAGCAATCAAGCCGGCATTATCTCAGGATCTGGTACGGCTACTCTTTTCGGACTTAATGTTGGTCAAGGTGTCATGACTGTTAGTGCCGAAGGCGCTACTGCAACCAAGAACCTTACCGCTACCGGTGTAATTTCTGGTTCTTCGACGGCTACGCTTTTTGCTCTTGGCGTCGGCCAAGGCGCCACCCTGGGCAGTTTTGCTGCTTCTATTAGTAAAACAGGCCTCCTATCGAGTTCAGCAACCCCCACTCTTGTTGGTCTCAACGTTGGGGAGGGCGCCTTTACTGTTAGTGCTGTTGGGACCACAATCGCGCAAGATGTGGTTGCGGCAACTTTTTCCTCTTCTTTTGGTACCGGCTCGTTCGCCGGCGGCCTGAACGTAGCAGAAAACTTTGTTGTGCTTCCGTCTGGTAGCGTGGGAATTGGTACTTCAACACCCGGATATGATCTCCATGTAAACGGCTCCGGAGTTACGGTAGCCACCATTGATGGCGGAGCCTCATCAGACGCTTATTTGAAGTTAGCTACGAATGGGGTTGAGAAATCATATATCAAATTAGGATCTGGCGGAAACTTAATAGTGGCCCAAGATGCAACCGGCGGAGATCTTCTTCTCAAAGCAAAGCCCGGCGGAGTTTCTACCACATATCTAACGCTCGATGCCGGTACAACTGCAGTAACTGCATCCGTGAATACATTAGTTGATGCTAATTTGCAGGTCTCTGGGAATATTGCCGTCGGTGAACAGAATTTAGCTAACTCGCCTTTATATGTAAAAGCGCTCTCTGATAATAGCGTTGTTGCAATATTCAAGAGCCCTTCTCACGATACGATTATGGCCATGACAGGCTCGGGACAAGTCATCGTGGGCGGCCTGCACCTTGATGCTAAATTAAATGTAAGCGGCTCTGACGTTGATAAATTAATTTCTGCCAAAAGTGATACCAAGAACCCCGCTTTTTATGTGAGCGGAAGCGGTGATCTATACGCCGCCGGCAAAATTGGAATTGGAACAACAGATCCGTTAATGGCATTGGATGTTAATGATAACGCAATACGAGTTAGAAACGCGGGCACCCCTTCTAGCGCTAGCGACGTAGGGGCCCAAGGGGAGATTCGATGGGATGCGGACTATGTTTATATTTGTGTTGCTACTGACACTTGGAAGAGGGTAGCCATTGGTACTTGGTAGCCAACTCATTAAAAATGGGTTTTCGCACACCTCAGCACTATTTACAATGAAAAACTGTTTTTAAAGGAGTTCAGTAAATGTCATCATTATTAGAGCAGGCGATTGTTGATGCGAAAGCTCTCAAAGAGGCCGCACTAAAGAACGCGGAGGCGTCTATAGTTGAAAAGTATTCCGATGAAGTTAAGAAGACTTTGGATCAACTACTTGAACAAGACGAACTTGGCCTAGGCGGGCCACCCATGGCCGACCCCATGGGCGCACCACCAGTCACAGAGGCCCCCGGCGCTGACATCGATGTTCCACTGGGCGCCGCAGAAGGCGAAAAGCTTTGTCCATGCCCCGACGAAGGAGAAGCAACTCAGATTGATATCGATTTCGACGAATTGTCAGAAGCTCTCCAGCGACTTCAAGAAGAAGTTGCTGAAGTATCTGAAGAGGCTATTTCCCTTGAGGAAGAGGATGATGATGTTGAAATTACCGAAGAGGATCTTAAACGCATTTTAAGTGGCGAAGAACCTCTACAAGAAGAAGAGATAGAAGAGGTCAACGATCCAGGCTCTTTTGCCGGCGAAGAAGCCGATGAAGAAGAATCTGACGACGACGACAGTGCTGCTGCCCTCGCTGGGTCCGCCGCCGCCGAAGAAGCAGATTCCGATGCCATGAAGGGCATCACAGAAGATGGAAAGATTGATGCTTTGGTGGACGCTATTGCGGAGAAATTAACCGTAGATATGGGTGCCACCCTATCAGGCTGGGCCGGCCGCTCCTCAGAGAGCATGAAGTGGGAGATGGAGAAAGAACTCGCCCACCGCCGCAGTACTGAATTCCAAGAAGAATTAGAAGATTTGAAGAAAGCTCAAGAAGAGTTAGTTTTCGAGAATAAACAACTCCAAGAGACCATTCAGAACTACCAATCGGTAGTTGAGCAATTGAAGGAGACCGTCTCTGACGTTAATCTTTCAAATGCTCGTTTACTATACACGAACCGTGTGCTAAGAAATACCTCCTTGAATGAGCGACAAAAAATTAAGATTGTCGAAACTATTTCCCAAGCTGGTTCTGTTAAAGAAGCAAAGATGATTTTTGAAACGCTTCAAAGCACAGTGCAGGCCAAGCCCAAGCGAAGCCCGAAATCACTGAGCGAAGCAATTAATCGTCCTTCTTCTGTCATTCGAGCTGCACAACACAGAGAAACACAAACTGTGGATCCTGTAGCAGAAAGAATGAAGAAACTAGCAGGTATAAACTAAAAAGGAGAAAATTATTATGGCTGGTATTATCGATAGATTGACTGAAGGTGTAGTCAATCGTGATATGCGTGCGGAAGGTCACGCCCTACTATCTAAGTGGGAAAAAACTGGACTCCTTGAAGGTCTCAGCAGCGAACAATCTCGTAAGGGAATGGCTCGTCTGTTAGAGAACCAGGCCAAGGAATTGCTCCGTGAGCAAAGTTCGATGAGCGCCGGAGATGTGGAAGGTTTTGCTTCCGTTGCATTCCCGATCGTGCGTCGAGTATTCGCGGGGCTGATCGCAAACGATCTCGTTAGCGTTCAACCGATGAGTCTTCCTTCGGGACTTATCTTCTTCCTCGACTTCCTCTTCTCGCCGGACATCGGCGCGAACGCAACCGAGGGGGATCGTTCTGCTAACTACGCTAACAAGTCCCTTTATGGTACTGATCAGGTTGGTTCGCAGGTAACTGGTGGTGTTGATCTACTGGGAAGCCTCAAGGGCGACCTTTCGGGTCCTCGCACGGTTGGTGCACGCGGTTATTCGTATGCATCTCCGACGGGCTCAAACAATGTTACCGGGAGTGATATGACGCTGAGTATCTTCAGCTTGAGCGGCGCCACCGCAGCACAAAAGAAGAGAATTCTTCACGATCCTGATATCATGGCTTTTTCTGGCTCAACATCTGGAACAAGCACTGCTCGATGGATTATTGGTCTTGACATTCCCAAGAGCAGCTTATCTGCTCAAACAGACTATAACAACTATGGTGCATTCTCAGCTTCCGTCGTTGGCAAGACTGATTATGACTTAGCCACGCTGACTGGTAAGAGTCTTACAAGCGCCAATACGCAACAGTTACGTCGACTGACCCACCACACTGGTTCGGATACGAACACTACATGTGTTCAGATGTACTGGGTGACAAGCCTTGATGTTGTCGGAGCCAGTCTTGTGGCCAAGAAAGATCTGGCCGTTAACACGCCGATCATTGATAATATTACTAAGGCTGATACCCTTGGTGCTGTTGTTGGTGCATCTCCGTGGGGCCTGGAGGGAAGTGAATTCATCCCCGAGATCGACATCAAGGTGGACAGCATTGCTGTTACCGCGCAAACCAAGAAGCTCAAGGCTAAGTGGACACCGGAATTAGGGCAAGACCTTAATGCCTACCACAACCTTGATGCCGAGGTTGAGCTTACGAGCCTTCTCTCTGAGCAAATTGCTCTTGAGATTGACCGTGAGATCGTCGGTGATCTTGTCAATGGTGCTACTGCCGAGACCTATTACTGGTCCCGCTCACCGGGTCTGTTCTTGAACAGGACCACGGGCCAAGAAGTTGGTGCTGCCTCCGCGGCTCCCGACTTCACTGGTACTGTGAGCGAGTGGTATGAGACCCTCATTGAGACAATCAATGATGTCTCTGCACAAATCCATCGTAAAACTCTGCGTGGTGGCGCTAACTTCATCGTCGTTGGACCTGAAGTTGCTAACATTCTTGAGTTCACCGCTGGATTCCGTGCTTCCGTAACTGCTGATGATGAGAGCGGTTCCGTTGGTGCAGTCAAGGTTGGCTCGCTGAGCAAGAAGTTCGACGTTATCGTTGATCCTTACTTCCTCCGCAATGTCGTCCTCGTCGGCCGTCGCGGTTCCTCTTTCCTTGAAAGCGGATATGTGTACGCACCCTATGTGCCACTGCAAACTACACCCACAATCTTCGGACCGGAAGACTTCGTGCCCCGCAAGGGAGTCATGACGCGCTACGCTAAGAAGATGGTGCGTCCTGATATGTACGGTCTTGTTATCGTCCAAGGACTGCTTGGTGAAGCAGGCGCTACTTCCTAATCTATAAGTATTTGATACGATATAGATAAAAACTAGCGTAAACGCAATACAGAAAGCCCTTGTCTCGAAAGAGGCAAGGGCCTTCTTGTTTGAAAAACTAATTATATGAGAACCGAAAGGTTCACCATAAGTGTTTTTAACATGATTACAAATGGAGGGTTTTAAACTATGGGATCAAAAAGAGTAGGCTTGGCTAGAACCCAAGCCCTAATTCAAAACTTAAAAAGAGAGCTATCCGGCTTGAGATATCAAACTAAATATATCACCACTACGGGCGACCAAGATTATAGTGGTCTTCAGGGTAACACAACAATTCTAGTAAACGCGTCGCTGGCCTCGGACAGCTACATTCGTTTACCAGAAGCAACCGCCGGTAATGCCGGTATGCACATTCAGGTAGTGTTTGCGCTTCCGCCGGCCGCAACTTGCATGGTCGGTTTCGTTACTACAAACATTGTAGGTGGCGCCACCAGCATCTCTGATGCAGAAGAAGGACAAGCTTCGACCTATCCAGCGCTTAAGTCTTCGGCAGTGGGAACAGGAAACCTGAGAGTTGAGCTTGATGTTGATGCCGCTGCTAAGGCAGGCGGCGTCGCCGGTACCGTACTAGATTTCTGGTACACTGGCGCCAAGAACGTGGTTATCTACAGAGGTAATCTCCTTGGTGATGTTGATACTCCAACCTTGGCAAGTCACTTTTCTACTACTGCTGTAAATGCATAATAGATTCAATTAGATTCTGCTGATTAAAAATATATCTTTTATGTTTTGCCCCCCTTCCCTTTTGGGTTGGGGGGTTTTTATTAAAAATGTCGATCCCCCAAAAAATACCGCCGCCAATTTTTTGAGATTTTCGTTTTCTAAATTTAAAACTACTTATTAGAGGACCAAACAAAGGAGTTCCAAATGGGAAAGAAACGTAGACTACTTTCTGGAAAAAGAAAGTTTGCTAGCAAGCATCGAAACCATCCTAGGATGCGTGCATTGTGGGCCAGCGACACCGACACCGCAACAGTTAGCGAAGTGGTTGCGCCTGTATCTAACGCTCACATTCAAGAGATCGTAGAAAAAGTCGTACAAGTGGAGGCCGACACTGCAGCAGTTGATGTAGTAGAGGTATCTCCTCAAGTGGTTGTCTCGGAAGCAGAGCTACAAAGCGATGTCGAAACGGCACCTGTCGTAAAGGCCGCCACTAAAAAGTCGCGCACTGCTAAGAAAAGAAGTACTCGAAAAACCACAACGACTGCTAAAAAATAATCATATTTAGTGATTAATTAAATCAAAGCCCAACATCACTCTGGGCTTTGGGTTTTGATAACTATTTATTTAATAGGAGGAATTGTGCGTGCCAACAAACTTACGACCAATATCAGAAACAAGTGCGGTAATATTGCCGTCCACAGGAACGCTGCTACAAGTTACTGGCACCCTCCCCTTTGGCATCTATACGGGCTCTGCCGGCTTTATCAGTGGCGCCACAGATCAGGTTAGTTATGTATACAAGAAGCTCGGTGGAGACGTCGTTGACATCGAACTTACTGTGGGTAATGTTTATGCAGCCTACGAAGAAGCTGTCCTAGAGTACTCTTATATAATCAACCTGTATCAAGGGAAGAATGTGCTCTCGGACACTTTAGGTAATACCACTGGCACATTCGATCACAAGGGCGATATCACCAGCGAAGGCCCCGACAGTGCCAATTTAAGATTGCCTAAATTTAAAATGTCTTATGGCAATAAAGTGGGCGATGGTTTAACAACCATGGCCGGCCTAGGCGGTACTACGACGATATATTCGGCCTCGTTTTCGGTGGTAAAAGACACTCAAGACTATGATGTACAGTCGATCATCTCTAGTTCTTCGGCTAGCGGCGTTAACGACGTGGGCAATCCCGTCCCATATGCCGATAAAGTAAAGGATAATCGCATTATTATAGATAAAGTCTTTTATCGGTCTCCCATCGCCATGTGGAGATTTTATGGCTATTATGGAGGGATTGGCGTCGTAGGAAACTATTCCACGTATGGGCAGTATGCGGACGATTCAACATTTGAGGTAATTCCAACATGGCAAAACAAAATGCAGGCTATCATGTACGAAGATTCTCTCTATACCCGAGTTTCGCACTATTCATATGAGATTATCAACAACAAATTGCGCCTTTACCCCAATCCAAGCACGGAACGCTTTTTCGCTGGAGATCTAAGGCGTATTTGGCTTAAATTTAGGATCGACGCAGATGCCTGGGATCCGGATAATGCGTATAAAGACGGTACAGACGGAGTTAACAACCTTAACACGCTGCCGTTTGATAATGTGCCTTATGAAAACATAAACGCAATAGGTAAACAGTGGATTCGCAAGTATGCCTTGGCGGTTTGTAAAGAAATGCTTGGACAAATTCGTGGCAAATTCACCTCAATTCCAATTCCGGGCGATTCGGTCACTCTCAACCATGCAGACTTGCTTACACAAGCTAAAGAAGAGCAAGAGGCCCTGAAGACAAAGCTATCTGAAATGTTAGAGCAAACAGAATACAAGGAATTGGTGAAGGGAGATCAAGAGAAGGTTGCGGCCGTGGAGGAAACTTTAAGAAGGTCTCCGCTGCCAATATTTGTGGGGTAGATAAATGGCTTCTGATAACGAATGGTCACGTCCAAAAAATCCGCCACCGCCGCTATTTTTAGGTAAAAAAGAGCGAGATCTAGTAAAACAGGTCAATGATGAATTAATTGAAAACATCATTGGGCAACAAATCCTTTATTATTCGATTGATATTGATAAGACCAACTATCATGATGTTTATGGTGAGGCCATCAAGAAAACATTTTTGCCGCCCCTCCGGGTCTATGCACTGGTGGACTGGAGTGCTGAAGCATCCACAACACAGTTCTATGAAAACCTTCACGTTGACTTTAAATCACAAATTGTGGTGCATTTTCACAAGCGCAGGATAACAGAAGATCAAAACTTATATGTTCGCGTCGGCGACTTTATCCTGTACGGCAGTATTTACTATGAGATAACAACGTTGCAAGAACCCAAGCCATTGTTTGGACAGGTTCATAATTCGTTCGAAATAACCGCGGTGTGTACTATCGCCAGAGGAAGCTTCTTCGATGCCAGCTGATGAAAAAACAGAGAAGGCCTGCATAATCAAGATCCCCAAATCTACGTTGGAGACGATTGATCGCGCACTCTTTAAGTGGGCAAAAGACGATCTAGACATTTTCGCCAATTATCCGGACGGCTGGAAAAAGGTGCCGGTCTTGTGGCTTGCCTCCGGCCGAGCTTTTCAGTCAAAACACGATAAAGATCTACGCGATAGCAATGGCAATCTTTTGTTGCCTCTTATGACGGTTGAAAGATTAAGTGTGTCGAAAGAGCCCACCAAGAAAGGTGCCTTTTATGGGAATATACTGCCAGATAGCAAAAACGGCACTGTTCCTGCTTATCAGGTTGGCCGCAGAATAAATCAAGTGCAAACGTCAAAATATTCAGCCGCCCAGAACACCATCGAAGGCACCCGCGCCCCCTTCACCATACGGCGTAATAATAACAAAGTTGTATACGAGACCTATACTATTCCGCAGCCAGTGAACGTGAACATACAATATAAAGTTGTCATTAAAGCACAGTTTCAAAAGCAGATTAATGACATTCTTACCTCGTTTTTAGTATACTCGGGACAAATCAACGGATTTACTATCGGCAACAGCGATCATCGCTATGAGGCCTTCTTTCCCGAGACTTTTGACGCCAACAATAATGTGGCCACGATGGGCGACGATGAGAAAATGTATGAAACTAATTTTACCATCAGAGTGTTGGGGTACCTACTTAATGATAACAAGAACTCAGATCATCTTGAAATTGAAAAGCGTCAATCGATTGTTAAAGTGCGAATGCCTAGGGAAAGAATAATGATTGGTGACGAACACCCTTACGCAGATGAGGGGAGATTTTATAAAGAGTGATATGTCTTTTAGATTATTTTGTAACTACTTAAGTATTGAGATTTACTGTTACTAAGGAGCCCAGAAATCATGGCAGCTGAAAAATTTAAATTTTTATCCCCCGGCGTCTTTATCGCGGAAGTAGACGAGTCAATAAGAGCCCCCGCGCGCCCCGAAGACGGACCAGTTTTAATTGGTCGATATGAGCACGGGCCCGGCATGCGACCGGTACAAATTTCCTCATGGAATGATTGGCAAGCAGTCTACGGCAACCCAATTGACGGCAGCGGAAAGCCCGCTAGCGTGTCCACGGAAACCCGCACCGGTGGCAAGGTTGACACATGGAGGCTCGGTAACTACGTAGGCCCCACTTATGCTGGATACGCTGCCGAATCGCACCTCAAAGCCCAAGTTTCGCCCGCAACTGGCGTGCGTCTTCTTGGAATGGCACCTGACGGCGCCGCAACCGATGCTGCCAAAGCTGGCTGGTACACTCAAGATTCTGCCGGCGCCGCGTCTAATCCGGGCGCAACGGTTAGCACCAATGGTGGTGCATGGGGACTTTTGGTCTTTGATTCTGGCTCCAATATGCTTAACGAACTTAGCGCCAGCGGCGGCACCACGCCCGTCACAGGCACATTGGCCGCAGTCTTCTATCTTTCGGAAGGATACGTAAACCTTTCCGGCTCTGCTCTTAGGGTTGACGGCACCCCGCAGACATCGAGCATTTATCAGTATATTCAATCACTTACTGCTTCCGGAATCGGCACAGTGCAGAACTCCTTCAAGTTAGACTTTTATGATGACAGCTCCGATCTCTATCTTTCTAAGGTAGTGAACTTCGATCGGACGTCAACCAATTACATCCGCAACGTGCTTAACACCAACCCGATGCAAACCAACGGTACTCTCAATTCCACAGCTAATACTGCGAAGTATTGGGTGGGCCAAACGTATTCATCACAACTTACGACATTGGGGGTTGGCACCAACGGCCCGGGCACGTCTTTCGGCGCCCTGGTTTGCCTTTCGTCAGGTTCTACTGTGGGCAGCGCAGAAGGCTTTCACAAGATGCAAAGCGATTTCCAATATGCCAAGACTGGCTGGATTTTCTCGCAAGACTTGGACGCTAGCTACGTTAACTTTGACCCAGCAGACACATCGCGCTGTGAACGACTTTTCCGCCTCTGTGCAACAGATGCCGGAGAATACATTCAAAAGAACATCAAAATCTCGATTTCTGATATTAAAGCGCCAACGTACACGGGCGGCTATGGTACTTTTACTGTAGAAGTGCGCACGATGGGCAGTCCAGATAGCACAATTGCAAACTCTGGACGTCTTGAGATGTTCCAGAACTGTAACCTAGATCGAAACTCGGTTAACTTCGTAGGAAGAGTGATCGGCGATCGTTACCACGAATACAGCAAGACCAACAACCCACCGCGATGGATGATGTATGGCAAATATCCCAACCGCTCACAATATATTCGCGTAGAGATGTATTCAGACAGGACCCCCGTGGCCAAAGGCGCACTACCGTTTGGCTTCGAAGGCCCTCTGACTCCCAAAAACTTCACGGTTATTTCTGCTTCGAACGAACCTCTGGCAATCGGCGCCCCCCGCGGCGACGGCTATGTTTATCGATCTGGGTCGGATACACAGAATACCGACACAATGGTTCAATATTTTAGCAAATTTAGCGCCATCCCGGGCCTTAATGCGAACCAGTATGATAACCGAAACCGCGGCTTTATTACCATGGCTGACAAAAAGGCATCTGGAGCTGTCTCAGGCGGACCCACAGGCTCCGTTTTCTTCCCGAAAATTCGCCTACGGACCACCAATGGAATGAGCGGCGATATTTGCGACACAGTTAACAAGGCCTATTATGGCTTTACGCCGCTTAAGATCGGCCAACCCACTTTAGATCCTGGCGTTGTTGACTATCTCTGGCCGCTACCATTTGGCCTTCAGAGCAACTCTTGGACTGCTGGTGATCAATCTCAGGTTTCCCTATACTTCACTCTTGATGACTTGTCGGGAAGCGGTGATCACACCTCCACCTATAATTCTGGCTCTCGCGCCGCAGGAACATCCCTCACCGCCGTCAGCGGTGGGTACACCGGTTCTCTTGAGGCCGGCGGAAAGAACTTTACACTACCACTTGTGGGCGGATTTGACGGATTGCGCATTCAGGAGGCAGAACCCTTCAACAATACAGATCTTGCCGGAACTACAGAGAGCAGCTATTATGCAAACTACTCGATTCGAGCCGCACTAAATTCAGTAAGAGACGAAGAAGTAGTCGAAGCTAATCTGATTACCATCCCCGGCCTTACCGATCCTACTCTTACAAAAGAGGTTATTGCCTTGGCAGAAGAGCGCCAGGACGTACTCGGCCTGATTGATATTGAGGGCGGCTATACGCCGGATACTGAAAACAGCAGCACCGCTGTGACACGTCGCGGAAATCTCAAAACTGCGCTAACCAAAGTAAAGAACCGTCAACTTAACTCAAGTTGGGGTTGCGCCTACTACCCATGGCTCTACATCACAGACGGCCGCTCCGGCGCCACTGTGGACGTCCCGCCGTCCGTAGCAGCCGTCGGCGCCATGGCCCTTTCCGATAAGGAAGGAGCAGTATGGTTTGCACCTGCGGGCTTTAACCGCGGCGGCATTTCCGGAGGCAAGATCAACTTAAGTGTCGGCGGCGTGAAGCAACAGCTTAACCGCGACAACCGCGACGATCTTTACGAAGTCGATATTAACCCAATTGCCAACTTTACTCAAGAGGGAATTGTGGTCTTCGGCCAGAAGACACTGCTAGCAGACTTGTCAGCCCTTGATAGAATTAACGTTCGCAGAATGTTGATTTATGTCAAGAAGCAAGTAAGACTTATTGCCAACGGCATCTTGTTCGAACAAAACGTGCAAGACACATGGAACAAGTTTAACGATCAGGTAAGCAACTTCCTTCGCGGTGTGAAGAGTGACTTCGGAATTGCCGATTACTTAGTGAAGTTGGATGATACGACCACGACGCCAGATCTTATTGATCAAAACGTTATGTATGCCAAGGTATACATTAAGCCGGCCCGTGCCATCGAATTCATCGCACTTGACTTTGTTATTACAAGAAGTGACGTCGATTTTGAGACATTGTAATACTTATATAAGAGGGAGAAATTAAGAAATGTCATTTTGGACTAATCAAGAAAACGAACCAAAGAGAAATTATAGATTTAAGGTAGCTGTTGGCGCCATGGCGGAAGGCGAAAGCGATATCGTTTGGTATGCCAAGAAGGTGACCAAGCCCGCGTTTACAATCGGCGAAACGACCCACAAACTGCTTAACCACACATTTCACTTCCCCTCCACAGTTACGTGGGAAATGATTACTTTAACTATGGTAGATCCAATTAATCCTAGTGTTACCAACTCGATGTTGAGTGCTTTGACCGCGGGCGGCTATATTCTTCCCACTAGGGACGTTGATACCACAACAGTGTCTAAGACACTGATGGGCAAAGCGTTGGGAACAGTAGTTATCACCCACTTAGACGCTGATGGCCAGGCCCTTGAAACGTGGACATTAAAGAACTCTTTTATCAAGTCGGTTAAGTTTTCGGATCTAGATTACGATTCTGAAGATCTTTCAACGTGTGATTTAGAAATACGCTACGATTGGGCCACGATGACGGCCTCCGCCGGCGGCAGCACCGCACCCGCTGGTCCGACGCATACGTTTGATCCCTTTACAACGACGACATAGATTTAAAAAGACAAAACGAGAGGTGAAATTTGTCAGTTAGAAACAACGAGGAGAGAGCAAAGGCGATTGTTGCCGGTTCGAACACTCCTCCAGTTCAACAAACAGGGGGAGATTTACTATCATTTGTAAATCCGACCGAATTGGTGGAGCTTCCATCAAAAGGCCTGTTTTATCCCGAGAACCACCCCCTCTATCAAAAAGAAACAATCGAGATAAGACAAATGACGACGAAAGAAGAGGAGATTCTAACATCTCAAACTCTTCTAAAGAAAGGCGTCGCTTTAGATCGACTACTTCAAAGCTTAATGCTTGATAAGTCCATCGATCCCGGCACTTTGCTGGTTGGCGATAAAAACGCGATGCTCATTCAAGCACGAAAGACCGGATATGGCGCAGACTATAAGACGACGATCACGTGCCCCAACTGTTCAGTGCAAGAAACCTTGGATTATGACCTTGGCGACTGCGAGGTATATGAGGGCGGCACGTCAGAAGAGAAGTTGCTTGAATTAGGCGCAGTTTCGACTGATCGTCTTACTTTTAAGGTTACACTGCCGGCAACCAAAGTACAAGCAGAGATACGCTTAATGTACGGCTATGACGAAGAGGCTGTATTGAAGAGCACACAGAAAAAGGTACGGAACAAGGACCTTAATTCCGCACTTACCGACAATCTTAAGCGTATGGTAATTGCTCTCAACGATATTGAAGAGAGAGCCCAAGTAGAGACATTTCTAGAGAGAATGCCAGCGTCTGATGCTCGCCATCTGCGCAACACAATCGGAAAACTCACTCCCACCACCAAAATGCTATTAGATTTTGAGTGTTCATCTTGCGATCATGAAGATGAATTGGAGGTGCCGATTACGGCGACCTTTTTTTGGCCTGACCTCTGAGTATCTCGAACAAGTCTATGAACAGTTCTTCTTCTTAAAATACCACGGAGGATGGAGCTTCATAGAGTGTTATAGTCTTCCCGTTGGTTTGCGCAGATGGTTCGTTAAACGCCTGATGAAGCAAATGAAAGAAGAGAAAGATCAGATGGATAAGGCATCCAAACGATAGAGTTTAAGAGGATCATAAGAAATTATGGTCTTTTTTATTTGTGACTAATTATTGATGAGAGGATCCATCCATGTCTAAAATCGGTGATGTGACAGCGGCCGGCGCCGAAAAATTAAAGGAGTCTTGGACTAAGCTCAATGATCTCATGGAGGCCGCGCTTGAGCGCACAGCAGAAATGCGCGAGGAAGAGGTTGCGCTGGGCATCCAGCTAGAAGCTTTAAGAGGTAGTTACGATAACTTAGCAGCCGTAAATGAAAGGCTTGCCTCCCTGAGAGGCAAGAACACCGTCAAAGCCCGGGAAGAGCGCGCCGAGTTGCAGGAACTTAAGGCCGCTTTTGAGGACGCAGAAAGAACCGCTAGCGCCCTAGCCAATTCATTCGGCGGTTTAGAGGAGGCCATGGCTTCTCTTGGCGGCTCTAAGTTGGGCGGCTATATTGGTAAGCTCACCGTCGGCCTCGAAAAAATGGAGGAACAGCAGCGCAAACTGTGGGCCCAGCAGGAAGCCGGCCTTATAACTCAGGAGAAATACACCGCCGCTGTGCAGCGCGGAAATCTAGCCCTCTATAAGTTTGCACTTAGTCCGTTTGAGAAAGCGTTCGAAAAGATTTTTGCCAAAACCCTAGAGTTAGCGACTGCCACCATAGACGCGACCCGAAGCATGCAGCGGTTTTATGGCGCCAGCGAAAAGACTGCCGAAGGTTTAATTAACATGCAATATGGCTCGACTGCCGCCGGAATTGAGTTAAGGAGACTTGGTATCACAGGCGGCACTCTCTTTAAGACCTTTGAAGAGATGAGGGGCGAATTCGTTCTTTTGTCTGGAGCCACGATGGAGGCCAATCAGGCTTTTGTCGAGTACGGCGCCGTTTTGGAGAAAGTGGGAGTTAAAACCACAGAATTTGCCAAGATCTCCAACACATTGAATCGCGTTTATGGCGAGAACGCCGAGGGCGCCCGAACCTATGCCGCTTCTCTAAATCAGATTGGCGTCGACGCAGGCCTAGGCCCGGGCGAATTGGTGGAGCATTTTAATAATCTTTCGCCTCAACTTCTAAAGATAACCGGCGGCACTCAAGCTCTCGGACAAACAATGACTAATTTGGCATATGCTTCTCGTCAAACTGGCATTGAGATCGGTCGTATCGTCGACATAACTTCAAAATTTGATACATTCGAAGGTGCGGCTGATAGCGTCGGCCGCATGAATGCCATTTTAGGTGGCGATTTCCTCAACGTGATGGATCTGATGGCAGAAGAAGACCCAGCCATGAGATTAAAAATGATGGCGCAGGCGGCTTCAGACGGTGCCGGCTCCTTTCAAGATCTCCAATATCACGAACGCCTCGCAATCACAGAGGCCATGGGGCTTAAAGATGTTGGCGAACTAGCATTAGTGATGTCCGGCAATATTGATTTGATGAACAATCAATTTGCTAAAAGCGAACAAGCCTATGTTGATGCAGCCAAAAAAGCTAGAAACTTCCAAAAAGTACAAGAACAACTGCAGAATTTGCTGATCCAAGTTGCAAATACTCCGGGCCTTGCAAAATCAGTCATTTTCGGCATCGAGAGATTCGTCGGGTTTATGGACTTCTTTGCCCGGCATGGGAAGACAGTCATCGCCATACTTGGCACTCTGACAATTGTGACAAAATCATTAGCCGCGGCCAACGTATTTTTGGGCATCGCCTCACATCTGGCGGCGAACGGCATGGGCATGTCACCCGGCGGCGTGAAATTTGGCTTAAAAGGCATCGGCATTCTAGGCGCTCTTATGGCGATAGGGTTTATCATAATGGTCTATGCTTGGGGATCCAGCCTTATTGATGTCATTTATGCCCTCTCCATCGCAATTCTAGCAGTCGGTGTCGCCGCCAAAATTGGCGGCAAAGGAATAAGCATGGGGATGGTAAAGACCCTCCTTGCTCTCGGCGCAGCAGTATTGCTGGCAGCAGTCGGCATTGCGATAGCCGCTGAAGGCATCGGAAACATGGCAGATTCTATATCCAGACTTAACGCTGACCAGATAGGCGCCTTTAATAACGCTTTAATCGCCCTTGTAGGCACCCTGAGCCTCTTTATGACGGCAGTAGTACTCCTAGGTATATTCGCCACTGGACCGCAACTGCTGGGCATTCTGGGCATTGGAGCAGCATTTATGATGATTGGTGTTGGCGTCGGCATTGCAGCCGGCGGCATGGGCAAGCTAGCCGAAGGCTTCGCGAAACTGTTTGAGAACGCTGACGGTGGCGCACTGCTGGGAATGGCTGTGGGCTTATACGCCATGGCCGGCGCACTGACTGTATTTGCGGCATCGATGGTTATCTTTATTCCGGCGATGATGTTGCTCTCGGCCGCGCTGACGGTTGGGAACCTGTTTGGCGCAACGCCTTCGGAAGCTGAAATAAGGAGTTTCACGAAGATGACAGAAAATCTGGCAAATCTCAATGCTGATAACTTAGCCAAAACTGTTGATCAAGTAGCCAAACTTAGAAAAGAGATGAATGCGATGATGGAATCTCCCGATATGGTTAAAAACTTCACGGACATGCTTGAAGTATTTGAGCGAGACATGAAACTCGCTTATAATATCAACACAAAAGAGAAAGCACAGCAAAAAACAGAACTAACGATATCGTCACCAATTACAATCCAGATTACTGACGATACACAGTTGATGGGCAAGATTGATCAAAAGGTTTTAGCAACCATGAACTTCACAACTGGCTAATCGACATACTTAAGAGAAAGGAGCATACATTTTATGAGTGGCAACGGCGACAATAACGACACAAACAATCCAAAGGAGAACAGCAACTCTTCTGCTATATTAGAAAAGATCTATAACCGGTATACGCCCGCAGTCAATGATAAGGGTGTGCCGGCAAAATCGTCATGGGGCCCCAGAGGCGGAGGCGCCTCCATTGGCACCACCCCAGATCCCTCCGATTCTTTCTCCAATGACATTTTCTTGGATTTTTATCATGTGGCCTCACAAAATAGCGTTAATTTTAAGGCGTTCATGACAAACTATAATGAGACTTATGATGTTAACGTGAATTCAACGCCAGTATATGGCCGCGCCGATCCTATTCGCACCTACCAAAACACTCAACGCACGATCTCGATTGCATGGAAGATTCCGGCCCGAAACGCGGAAGAGGCCATGGACAATGTTAACCGATTAGCCACATTGATTAAGTTCCTTTATCCTGCATATAAACCCATTCCCATGGAGGGCAAAGACGCCGGATATTTTAGTTCTGCCACCACACTGTCGAAGCCTCCGTTAGTTCGCGTAAAATACGCCAACATCATTTCCAACAATATTACGAAGCAAGGATTTTATGCGAAGACTTCGGGTCTTCTTGGATTTATAACGAACCTCAATCACTCATATGACATGGAAGGCGGCGGCTTCACATCTGTTCCGGGCGGCGGCGGCCCAATGCTGTTTCCTAAATTCATTGACGTCACAGTGAACTTCCAGCCCATTCACGAGCATCCGATTGGTTGGGCCAGCGATGACAACAAGTGGATCGGCACAGACAGCAAGAAGCACAAGATTTACGACAAGAATCAGGGCCCCGCTGATCTGCCGGCCCATGACGAACAAGCACTTCCCTCGTTCCCATTTGGAATTGATAGCACCATGCTCGGCCTAGGCTCTGCAGATGTCGAACAACACAAGGCCGAGGAGCCCAAAGGCAATGGCAACGCAACCGGCGCCGATGCCACCGTCGGCAAGACAGAACCACTCGAGGACGAAATCCTCGACGTCATCGGAAAAGAAAAGAGGTAACACACAACAATGTCAAGATATAATACAAATTTTCCATTAGCCATTAGCGCGCAAGATCCGCGTTACGACTATCTATTTGAAGGCCGAGACACGAAGATAATCTACGTGCTGGCAATGGATCAGATGAACGCGCTTTCAGGCGCCGATCGCCGCGCCATCTCCACCAGACGCTATACATGGCGCCCATACGATCAGTACTGGAAAGTGGCGCAGAGGTTCTATGGCGACACACGGCTATGGTTTATCATCGCTTATTACAACAAAGCACCCACAGAGTTTCACCTCAAGCCTGGCCAAGACATTTTCGTGCCAACGAGCGCACAAGCAATTTTAGACAAGCTGGGATTATAGATGATTGAAGAAGAACTAGAAGACGAACTGGAAGAAGAGCCGGACGAGCCGGTAGATGGCGACGGCAAAGCCACCGAAGGTGCCGCAGAGCTAAGTCCTGAAGTCCGAGAGATCCTCCGCGAAGCCCTCCGGAACCCCCGGGTCGCCAAAGCCGGCCACGACCGGTCAACGGGCGCCCAGAGCTATGCGGGAGAAAGCGAGCTAGGCGCCGAGTTTTACGCAATTGCCTACCGCGTAGAATATCCCGTCGCCTACGGCTACGATGTTACTAGTAAAGAGAACATGACGGAACGCGGCAAGTTCGAAGTCGCAAAGACGGTGAAATTAAATGCCACCGCTGATTTGGCCAGCGGCGCCACCGGCCCCGACGGAGTTGGGTACGAAGTACTACACAGGGGAGTACCTTTGGCCTCCGCGCCAATTGCCTGTGCGTACGGCAATTTGTTACGCTATCAGATGATAGCGCCTGATGATCCTGATGATGAAAATGTTCCATCGGTGGAGTGGAGCACCGCTGTATCGTCCAAGTGGGAAGCGATTAAAGACTTGATAACTGGCCCACACCAGCTTGTGGAGAAATGCAGAGAAAAGATCGATGAAAACCTGCGGCTCAAAATGGAGAAAACTTTTGCTGACATGGCCGGCATCGACGAAGAGGAGCGTGGTTCGATCGAGAGCATGAGGGGGGAAGGCCCCCTCGGGGACTTCGGCGCGGTATGGGGCGCTATGGGCTTTGGGAAAGGAGCCAAGTCGCTCGAAACACTTGAAGACGTGGCCAACACATACCTGAAAGCTCTCGATACAGAGGAATATGAGTTGTCGGATCAGGACAAATCGCTCGTTAAAACGTTTTTGAAGAAGACCATGAACACTGTTCGCATAGTACAAGCTGATGATCGGTGGGGCGTCCTTGCGAAAACTCTTCTGTGGGGACGACTAGTGTTGTCCCCGGAGAACCGAGACAAACATTGGGGCGGCCCCGAGGGGATGGCGGCCAAATGGAAGGAGGAATGGTGGGGAGCCGTAGATGACCCTGCTTTTGGAACAAACAGCGCCACTAGCCGTGCGTTGGACAACGCAGGCGTCTTGGGCTCCAGTCCTTATGCCGGCGCGCTGGGCTATGTAGACGTTCAGGATTTGGGGAGCGATGCGCTCGGATCCCGCGCCGGCACAGAATGGCGCGTGGAGACGTTGGGCGACAATCTTACCTCCTGGATGGCCGCGGCCACGGGGGAGGATCTCGATCCAGAAGGCGAGGATAGCGTTGAAACCGGCTGGGGCATATGGCACGGACCAGTGGATGCGGTTTTGAGTGCAATGCAGCACATGCGTGTATGGCAAGAATATAATACGCTGCTGCGCGCAATAGCGATTGTTTTACAAGCACTGCAGGCATTGCAAAATGACGGACGAGTAACGGCCGATGAGTTAGAAACCATTGAGAAAGAAACCAAAAACGCATCGACGAGAGAATTGGGGGATATGATCGAGGGCACTACAGTAGGTGCCGGCCTAGAGACTGGCGACGTAGTTGCGCCGACTTCAAAGAAAGAGAAGGAAACCCGCGATAACGAAAAACACAAAGCACAGAATATCCGTACTAGTACGCGCGATTATTTATCAATTAATTCCCCTTTCTTTGCTAAGATAAGAGAGACGCGCTATGGGCAAATACTTGATGCCGAGCCTCATTCGGACAAAACCCCAAGCGACCCAGTCGCCACATTTTCTGGTGTCTATTCGATGGAAGGAGATGCATCGGCCGGCATTAACCTGCTAACGTTAAACAAAGACCAGCAAACACTTTTGGATCTCACCCCGGCCGAAGTGTCATCACTAGTGCCCATGTTGCGTATTTTTAAGATTTATAATGAACTTGGCTCCGGCCCCAAAAGCAAAGTTACCAAAGAAATAGAACTTCCTTTTGAAAACAACACGATCAATAACAAAACCGCTACGAATGCAAAT